ACTAAGTTCAAATGGAATAATGAATACTCTTTTCATCCAGCAATAGATGAATCTCTTCATCCACCTAGACAAAAGGATAAAGATACACTATAATATGAATTATGACAAATCTAACCACATTTTCTAAGAAAATAAAAAAGGACACTTCTAAATCTCACTCAATGGCAGAGAATACAGGGTTCGTCACGAACTTTCTCGCTGGTGTGGTAAGTAAGGAGAGTTACAAACAACTGATTGCAGATTTTTACTTTATCTACACTGCTCTTGAAGAACAGGTAGAAAAATTTAAGGATGATCCCTTTATTGCACCTATAGCGTTTGATGAACTTAAACGTGTGCCTGCTCTAGAAAAGGATTGTGAGTTCTATTGGGGTGAGAACTGGAAAAGTATTATATACCCGACAGATGCCTGTAAAAATTACGTTGCAAGAGTTAAGAAGATTAATGCTAAGTTCTTAGTAGGACATCACTATACACGTTACCTCGGTGACTTATCTGGTGGTCAAATACTGAAGAATATTGCAAATAAAGCAATGAATCTAAATGGAGAAGGACTTGCTTTCTATGAATTCGAGAATATCTCTAGTGCAGGCCATTTCAAAAATAGGTATAGAACCGCCTTGGATAATCTTCCTATCACTTGGTCTGATGGTGAATTGATTATCAATGAAGCAAACTATGCTTTCAAATTGAACATGGACGTTTTTGATGAAATAGGTTCAAGTAGACCATTTCCTCTATTATCAACTATTCAAGGACTTCTCCAGTTGACATGGGGAGCAATAAGATCTAAAAAATGACAATCTTCTTTATTATCTTGACCAATTTGGTCCTTTATGTTATATTGAGAGTGCATTTAGTTCGTAAATTTCGTACTTCTTATCGTATCTTTCTACAAGACGCTGACGGTAACAAACAAACTTTGGAACATACCATACAGTATCTTTTAGAACAGATAGATATACAGAATAAGAAAATTGCCTATCTTTGTGATGAGTCAGAAAAGCAATGGCTAACTATTGAACAAGTTAAGATAGTTACAGGTGCGGACAAATTCTGTACAGAAAAACCAAATTCATACCCACAAGAATAATGAGAGATCAAGCATCAGTAGGAGAAGAATCTCCAGAAATCAAATATGATAGAGCACTTGCTCTGTTTACTGAATCAGTACTAGCACCTGATCATCAACTGAGAGGTTGTGCTCACAATCAAGGTTGCTTTGATGAACTGATGGAAATTAGAGAACACGTCTTAGAATATCTCAAGACACTAAGAGAAGTCACACATCATACAAATGCAGATGAAAGCGATGAGATAGAAACTGCAAAACTGATGCAATCAAAGGCCAGATGACCTTACTTGAGAAACAACTCTTGATAGTCAGAAAGTTAAGAGAATCTTTAAGTGAGGAAACCAGAGCGTATTTTTACCTATCACCTGTGCTAAATAGTAAAGTAATGATACGGAAAAACGATACATGTGTGTTCAATCCCAAAGAAAGACAGCGAAGAAACTAATAAAACTTGCAAAATCTCGCCCAGAGCATTATACTAAATCTGATGTGGCATATGCCAAATTAATTAAAAGACAAACTAAGAAATGAAAATTTTCCTTGATACTGCCGTATTTGAAGACATTCAAAAGTTTACTCAAACAGGTCTTATAGACGGTGTGACGACTAACCCATCATTAATACTCAAGAGTGGTGGAGATCCTGTAGAAACAATTAAGAAAATATCTGGAGAGTTCCCATATTTTGAATCTATTTCAGCAGAGGTAGTTGCAGAAGAAGCCATGGAAATGGTTGAACAGGCACAAGCATTCAAAGATATGCAGAACGTGACCATCAAAGTGCCGTTGACAGTAGAAGGTCTAAAAGCGTGTAAGTTACTGACAAGTGATGGATTCACAGTGAATGTGACCCTATGTTTTTCAGTTGCACAGGCAGTTCTTGCTGCAAAAGCGGGTGCAACATATATCTCACCATTTGTAGGAAGAGTTGATGATAATTCATTTGAAGGTATCGGACTCGTAAAAGACATCGCAAATCTATATAAAGAACATATGTCAAGAACTCAGGTTCTTGCTGCGTCTCTTAGAAATGTAAAAGATGTTGCAGATTGTTTTTCAGTAGGAGCAGATGTTGTTACTATGCCCCCTGCTATATTTGGCAAGATGTATAATCACATTCTAACCGACAAGGGATTACAATTATTCCAAGACGATTGGAACTCTATCAAGAAAGACTAATGGCACTATCAGAACAAACCTTAGAGAGTCTAAAAAAGGCTGAAATACATCTCAGAGATGCACTTGCGTTTGCAGCGAGAGTAGAAAAACCTTTTGTTGTAAGAGAACTAGGCGGTATTATAGCACACCTTGACAATATTCAAGGAACGGAAACCTTATTCGATAAGATGACTACCGCTATTGACAGGATGGAAAAGGAACAAGAGACAGATGAATGACTTAAGGTATCGTGATGAACGTATGGCACTACGCCAACAAACATTTCTTTCTTTAAAAAAATACAACACTCTCGAAAATGTCCGTAACCTCTACGAATTCTGCCACCTATGGGTATCGCAAGGTAAAACCGATACCAGAGGAATCGAAGAAAGTTTTCTTAGATACTGCGAGAACTATAGCAATCCGTGAGGGTTCTATTGCAAGACTCGGCCACATAGAGGGTCGGGTTCTTTTTGTAGGTGACAAACCTAACAGAGGATTAGATGGTAGAAAACTATCTACATATCTTACAATATGTTTTAATGAAAGATCTCACGGTGCCATATGTGTTTTTGAACATGAGTGGGAGAAAGTCAAAGTAATCAAGTATTAATTATGTTTACAATCTATGGAAAAAAAGAATGCCCTCGATGTTATCAGGTAAAAGTTGTACTTGAAATGCTAGGTCAAGACTATGTTTATAAGGAACTAAACAAAGACTACACTGTGAAGGAGTTTGAAAGTCAGTTCCCCCATACGTTATCCATGCCACAGGTAACGATGGGTGATAAGGTTATTGGTGATGCAAATCAAACCTTAAAATATCTAAAAGAACATAGGGTCTACAGTAATGATAGTTAGTGATATGGACATAAATAAAGGCATAGAACTTATACTTAGAGGAGAGAGAAAACCGAAACCAAAACAAACACCAAAGGTCTTTGATATCAAACTCTCATTATTTGGCAGAGAGTTTAGATTATCACTAGATATAAAAAAGAAAACCAGTTAGCCTTGGGAGGAATCCAATGGAATCATCAGTACTTCTTGTCATATTCAGTATATTATGCTTTACATTCTTGATATTAGGTGGTATAATTGGCTGGTTAGCGCAACAAAACAATTACGTCAACATGCAACATAGGAATGAAGCTTTTGTTCACCCTGAGATGTATGATGAAAATGGCATGTTAATTGCCGATGAAATAGTAGCCTTGAGGTTTGAAAATCCAAATGACAACAGCGAAGAAGACGACAGCGACGAAGACTAGATCTACGTCAACTAGGAAGAAAACTACTCCTCGTAAGAAAACTACTGCCTCTAAACCAAGGACAGTAACAGTTAAGAAGAAAACACTTCCACCCAATCCTATGGTTTATGAAATCTTGGAAGCAGTAGATTCTGAGAAAGTAAAAGCCAAAAAGTTAGATATTCTCCGTACTCATGGGGACGATTCTTTCAAAATGGTTATGATATGGAACTTTGATGAATCGGTTATCTCTGTTCTTCCAGAAGGATCTGTACCATATCAACCTGTAGAAGGTGATGTACAGGCATCTAAAGAACAGGGTGTTCCTCAGAGAACAACCATTCGTAATGCCGCAAGACAATTCTACCGCTTCGTAAAAGGTGGTGATGATGCTTTAAATAAAATCAAAAGAGAGAGTATATTCATTAATATTCTCCAGACTCTACCTCAACCAGAGGCTGAGATTCTTGTTCTTGTAAAAGATAAAGCTCTAAACACAAAATACAATATCACTAAGGAATTAGTGGCAGAAGCATATCCAGAAATTACATGGGGGAATAGATCCTAATG